CATTACTGCATCTAAGAAGTATACTAAGAACTCTACAGCGTCAGTATTCTTCCACTCTTCCCAGCGTTCAAGATTCATTGAAGATAGATCACAAACAAATGATTCATCTGGACCATTTGAAAGCATAATCTCTGAACAAAGATTAGAATGATTAATCTTAAGACCTTTATCCTTATAAACTTGAGGAGCCTGATTATTAGCGTTATCAGTAAAAAAGATATAAGGATATCCACTCTCAAAGCGCTTCTTAATAACAAGACCCCAAATCTTACGCTTATCCTTATCTCCTTCAGTCATAGACTTCATCCACTCATCAGATACACAGACCCCTATTGAGAGATCCTGAATAGAATCTCCTTCTCCTTTTATCTTTAAGAATTCTTCAATGTCGGGATGATCAATAGGAAGGTATGCAGCAAATGAACCACGACGAACATTACCTTGGGAAATATAATTCGTAAGAGAATCAAAAACAGTTAACTGATGATGAACACCAGTTGCCTCACCGCCTGAAGAAATAGGTGTACCTCTAGGGCGGATAGCTCCAAAGTAACCTGATGTACCTCCACCAACTTTTGACATAACACCGACTTCAGCAATCTTATAAAGAATGTCATCCATGTTATCAGGTACATAAGAACCAAAGCAAGAAATAGGCAGACCACGTTTACGTCCGAAGTTTGACCAAATAGGGGAGCTAAGAGAATAGTACCCCTTATGCATATACTCTTCAAACTTAGCAGCAAAGCCTTTTAACTTAAGATACTTTTCAGCAGCCTTAGCAATGTCGGTTATTCTTTGTTCGGCAGTTTCTCCTTCTAAAAGATAACCACGTTCAAGAAATTTTCTTGAATCTTTATTAAGCCAGTAGATGTGTTCAGTCATAAAAATGTAATTTAGAAAAGATCGTCTTCGGAGAATGATTGATTCTTCTTAGCGTATTCCGTTGGCTTGCTATGAAAAAAGTCAGTCATATTATTACCGTGTAACTCTTCGTTGAACCACATTGTAGACTTGATTAGATCTTTATCAACATCAAAAGCTTTAGGAAAGCCGATACCTTTCAATGATTCGTTAATTCTATCTTTAACAAACTCTTTAAGAACAGGGGCAGAAAGATTATCTTCTTCAATTCCGTTAAGCATCCAATCGATGATATTAGCTTCAGCTTTATAAGCTTCTTCTGCTTCATGAAGAATTCTATCTTGTAAATCTTGATCAAAAAGCTCGGGATGTTCTTCTCTGATCGTATTAATGATCTTTGTACCAACAAGTCCATGAATATTTTCTTCATTACGCGTATACTTAACTTGTTGATCGGTATCCTTTAATACATTCTTAAAACGTGCAAACCAATTAATAACGTAAAACTGACTGAACAAAGATACATTTTCAACAAATAGAGTGAAGAGAGTGATAGCATAAAGATATTGCTTCTTTGAGTCTTTATAACATTTCTTTGTATACTTCTTGAGATATTTGACTCTACCTTGTATCCACTGAAGCTTAAGATTCTCTTCAAATACATCCTCCAGACCGAGTACAGATAAAAGACGCTCATAAGCATTGTTATGAATAACTTCCGTATTTGCCATAACATAACCTAAATCTTGGATAGATGGATGAGGTAGATGTTCCCCAATCTGAGCCCAAAAGGATTTTACAGATACTTCAATCTGACCGATTGCTGATAAAGTACGAATAATAGCCTCTCTTTCTTGATCAGTTAAATTTACTTTAAACTGCTGAACATCTGACTTAAAATTAAATTCTTTATCAGTCCAGAAGCCGTTATGCATTGCTTCAATGAACTCTTCTGTCCATTTATAATTGTTAGGTTTGCGAGAAATTTGTTCGTCGAAGATCATATTTTTTGTTTATTTAATTGGTTGCTGTACATAGTTCGAGTGTGATTAGTGTAATAGTTTTTTAGCGGTTATCTACTAGATACGCGCTTATTCTTAGGAAGATCCTTCCAGTGATCGTTTTTATCGTTCCACTGCTTTCCGCCAGGAATCTTAACGTTCTTGCCATCTAAATTAACTTCAGCTTTGAATTCGTTTGTTTCTTTTGTTTTTACCTTCTTAGGTTTAATATTTACTTCGTTGTTGTATTTAAGACTATCAGGTACTGGACCACGATTAATACCATCATCTTGAATTTCTAAAGCTTCAATAGGCACAGTCATTGGATTACGATAAAGACCTGGAGCGTATTCTATAATAACATCAACAAATATATGATCAGGAGATTCAGTACCACCCATATAATTCTGTGTTGTTGTCGGATAAACACTCTTAACAGCTGAGACTCTTAAGTTAAGATCAAATTTAGGGTGCATACAAGCTTGTACCATTTCGATGAAGTTACTTGCTTTCTGTTTAAAAAAATCAAGTTTTAAACAATCATTGCGAAAACGTACGCGATCTCCAATTACAAAACCACCCTGCTGATAGCGTTCCATTATACCTTCAAGTACTATATTAAACTGTGTATCCATATTTGTGATATTATTTAAGCAACTCCTCCCCTAAATAATAGTATAAATGGCTATAAAAATTACAGATCTACAAACAGTAGCTAATGCATACAAATCAAACGTTAATGCGTATACTACGAATCCATATGTTTATAAAGATTTATATTTAGATTTAACACAAAATCAAACAACATATCAAGGGTTTCAAAACCCTGTAGCAAAGAAAGATATTCAAGTAAGTTACGATGATCAGGCTATATCTAACTCTTTAACAAACCTTTTTAATACTATACCCGGTCAACGCTTTTTATTCCCTGAATATGGCCTTAATTTAAGACAATATTTATTTGAACCTATATCTGAAATTAACGCTCAAATTATAGGTAGAAATATATTTGACTCAATTAAAACCTATGAATCTAGAGTAACTCCCTTAAATGTTAATGTTGTAGCTGATCCTGACAATAATTTATACATAATTACTATTACCGTCTTAATACCTGTTTACAACGCAACTGTAAGCATTTATTACAATTACGATTTAACAAGACAAAAATTTATCAATATAACAAACAATCAATAAAATATGGCAAATATCACCCCACAGTCCCAATTTAATAGTTTTGATATTCCTCAAGGAGGTTATGTCGCTTTTGATGCAATGTCTCTTCGTCAGCTTATTATTAATAGACTTAATGAGCAAAACGTTTTTACGGATCAAAATTTTATTGGTTCAAATCTTTCTTCTATTATTGATATTATTGCTTATTCCTACAATACGTTAATTTACTATCTAAACAAAACATCTAACGAATCAATGTTTTCAGAGGCTCAGCTTTATGAAAATATTAATAGAATTGTAAAACTTATTGATTATTCTCCTGTAGGTAATCAAACATCTACTTTATCGTTTACATGTTCAGCAAATAATTTAACTCAAGGAGTTTATACTATACCTCTTTATTCGTATGTAACAACAAACGGTCTTAATTTTTCTTTTAATAAAAATATATCGTTTAATAAGTCTCTTAACAATACAATAGAAGAATTAACTAATTTTGAAAATTCAACTCTTCTCTATCAAGGTAAGTATGTCGAGTATCCTGTCTATACAGCAGCAGGAGACGAAAATGAAGTACTTATTGTTAATCCTGGTACAGACATTATTGATCATTTTAATATAGATGTTTACGTACAACCTGCAGCAACAGGTACTTGGTTACAATACACACCTAGCCCTAATTTGTTTTTGGAAAATGGATCTGATACAAAGTATCAAATTCGTTTAAATCAAAACTTAAATTATGAAATAACCTTTGGTAACGATGTTAACGGTGCTCGGTTACACCCTGGTGATCAAGTAGCTGTTTATTATTTAAAATCAGACGGTATAACCGGTCAGGTAGGACCCGGTGCACTTAGTAAGCAATCAGTATTAGTAGGTTATAATACACCTCAATACAATAAAATTGTAAACGATGTTTTTGTTAATCAGTATCTGTATTTAAATTCGGTAGGATTAACTAATCTTACCTTTGCTAATAATACAAATTCAACAGCATTTAATGCTCAGGAAAGTGTTCAGTCAATACAAAATAATGCTCCTGCTAATTACAGAAGTCAAAATCGTCTAGTAACAACTCAGGACTATACAACATATGTAAAAACAAACTTTGGTAACCTTATTGCTGATGTTCATTGTGTTAATAACAATGATTATATTGCAGGTTATATGAAATATTTTTACGATCTAGGTATTACAAATCCTCAAATTACCGATCGAGCATTATTCAATCAGGTAACATATTCTGACGCTTGTAATTTTAATAACATATATGTAATTGTTGTACCAAAGTCAAACGCTTTTGTACCAAACTATTTGCTACCAGCCCAAAAACAATTAATAAGTTCCTCAATTAATAGTAGTAAAATAGCTACTACAGAAACAGTATTTATTGATCCAATATACAAAGCAATAAGTATAGGTTTAGCTGCAGCTACAGATATGATTAATCTACCAATTGATCAATCACTTTGTGTTTTAAATGTAAAAAAGACATCAACAACACTTAGAAATAATCAATCTATTATAAGTGATATTGTCAATGTGTTTAAAAATTATTTTAATTCAAATAATTTTTCATTAGGTCAAATGATTGATGTTCGTAATTTAACTCAACAAATTTATGCTGTAGATGGTGTACAGACTTTTTATACTGCTAGAACAGATAATCCAAACATTTATATAGAAGGTTTATCATTATTTGAATGGAACCCGATTTACCCAACATTAGATGCAATGTTTACAACAAACAATATAATGCTTAACTATTACGAATTTCCGTTTTATAATAATATAAACAATCTCGTTAATCAAATTAATATTATCAGCTCTTAAAAATGATACAAGCTAATTTTACTGTTTCACCTCCTAGTGGTTATGTACTGGCAACAAATTTTACTGTTACCAATCAAACCACCTCTGATAATATAAATTGGAAATATATTTGGGATCCAGGCACTGGAGAGTTAGTATACAATGTTACTAATCCAACTTTTACTTACAAATATCCCAATACCTATAATATATCTCTAACAGCTGTAGATGGTAATGGTAATACAAGTGTAGCTACTCAACAAGTAGTTACTTCTTTAGCGTATAATGATTATCTTACATTTACTCAAATACCTGACAGCTATGCTAATCCGGGTAAACCAACACCAACACCGTTCGGTATTAATGTAATAAGTTCAAATCCAAATGCACCTTTAAATATTGATTTATATGCTGCTAACTCTCTTTCTACCCCAATACAATACGTACCTAGTAAATGGAATTTCTTAACCCCTACTTGGTATTTTACAGATACAAATTCTAATATTGTTACTACTCTCTCTGTAGTACCTACCCCTATTTACGTTAACGGTGTTGTTGTTGCTGTTTCAGGTACAGCTCAATTTTATTATATCGATTCAATGAGTACAGGTACGCCTATTGTTAATAATCCTTTATTAATTACAGCTACCTTACAGACTAATAATTTTAGTACACCCTACAGTTCTAATATACCTGGTATACCTTCAACATATTCTAGCGTTTATCCTTATTCATCATACGCCAATAATCAAGCCGTTCGTGCAGGTCTTATATGGCAGGTAAATGATTTAGTACCTAGCCTGTTAAAAGTAACAGGTAATTATATAGATAATATAAATCCGTTTCAATACAACAATATTGAAATACCAACATTAGTTACCTATCACGGTAATCGTTCATATGTTTTATCAGAAGCCTCTAATGATACAAGCGAGATATTATTTTCCTACCCTGCTACAAATTTAATAGGTAGCCAGTACCCGTTAACATTAACATTAAGCGGTACATCAATAAACTCTTTTTATACTGAAACATCACCATTATATGTTCAACAAACTGACGCTAACGGCGCTCTTATAGGTGGATATGTTTTTACATCTCTTACTTCTTTAACTTCATTACCTAATACAAGTATAACAGCTCAAACTACTGCTGTTAATAAGTTAAATTTAACAGGGGCGTTTCCATACCCTCAAGGTCTTGTACCTAATACATCTGTTTGGATTTCTAACCCTGAACAGAATATTTTAAATAAAATTACTCTTACACCTTATATAAGTGGTAGCTCTAATGCTATTAATAATTT